ATCTAAACAGTTTAGTGACCCTCAGGAGTGGCCATTTAAAGTTGGTGAGACAGTAATTGTTGAAAATATTGCCATTGGTTTTAATACCACTGGAAAAGGTTATAATTCAGAGAATTATGAATATGCATTATTCAGTTTGACTGCGACTGACAGTAATTTAGGTGGTTCTGGTTCATATATCGAGTATGATCTTTCAGATTATCTTGGTGACGGAGAATTTCCAGGTCAAATAACATCTTTTGCGGCAGCAAAAGTAACACCAAAGACATATTTCCCAATTTTTGACATTAAACTCAAAATTTCCAATTTCTTTGATGGAGAAAAAGTAATAAATGATGATGCTGTAGGTATTGTAGAAAGATGGGATCCTGTTAGTGAGTATCTGTTTGTTTCTACTAATTCTGATTTCGAAGTCGGTAGTATTATTGAGTCTGAAACCTCTCAAATTAAGTCTAGAGTCAAATCTAAGATTGATTTTAACTCAACTATCAGTATTGGTGCAGGAACAACATTTATTGATGGTTGGCAATCCAACTCTGGTATGTTGAATGACAATCTTCAAGTCATTCCCAATAATGAGTACTACCAGAACTTCTCATATTCACTCAAGTCGAGAGTTCCTTACAAGACTTGGGATGACCCAGTAAGTTCCCTCAATCATACTGCTGGTTTTGATAAATTTGCAGATTTGGTTATCGATAACAATGCTGCTGGTATTGCATCAGCAAAAGAAGTAACTATCGATACAGTGGTTGATCTTATCGGTGAGGGTGATCTATATTGTTTCCCTGATTTTGACGGCGCAACAGAAACCACGATTGATGTCATTAATGGTAAGACTGTATCTGACCAAATTATATTCGAAAATCGAATTTTACTAGATTACTTTGAATCTAGAGGAAATAGAGTATTAGAACTGGATGATCTTAGTGGTCAATTTAATAGTAATCCAAGAGATACAAGATATTCTATTGTAGACTTCTTTGACAACAAATTCTACTTCAATAAGTTCTTTACCTTGGTTCAGGACAGTGAAGTTAGAAACAGAAAACAATCTAGTATTGTTTCTGTAGTACAAGATGGAACTAGAGGTTTTGTTAACCAATATGGTACTTTAGATACTGCAATGCCTTTGGGTTATTTTGATTACATTGGTGCAGGAACTAGTTCATGGGGTCTAACATTCTATCCAACTCTGTTCAAGTATAATAACTACGACATATCTTACTTCACCTTTAGTGGATTGAATGATGTAACTGGAATTGCGACTCAACAACTTGGTGATGTAGTTAGAATTTCTACTGCGAGTACTAATGTATCTGTTGGAACCACTACTAATCTGGTATCAATTTCTTCTACCTATAGATCTGCAAAACTTCTTATTCAAATGGAAGATGCAGAAAATAACTATTACGGTAATGAACTAAACATACTTCACGATGGAACAAATGTAACCACTCTTCAATATGGTGCAAATGACAACAAAGTTGGTCTTGCAGGTCTACCAAGTTCTGGATTTGGAACCTACAATGCATACATCTCTGGTGGATTAGTAAAAGTTGACATTATTCCAACTGTAGGGACTGCGGTTACTGCAAATGTGAGTATTGTTTCTATTGCAGACAATAGTGCTTCTGGAGTTTCTACATCAAATCTTGTAGTTACAAATCTATCATCCTATTCTAAATCTATTGTATCTTCAGGTTCTCCTGTTGAAAATATTGTTGCTTCTTACACATCTCCATTCAATTCTGAATACTTTATTGTATCAGTAGAAGATACTACAAACAATGAGTATGAGATGTTTGAGGTAAATGTCCTTGATAATGATGGGGTAAACAGAATCGTCAAATATGGTGATATTAGAACCTACGTAGGTCTTGGAACAGTTGGGGTTACGAATGATAGTACCGAAACTCATCTTGTATACACACCAAATCCAAATATCAATGTTCAAATAAGAGCGTTTGGTATTTCTCTTAAGAATTTCGACAATATTGTTGGTATTTCTTCGATTGATCTTAATAACAACATTCTATTCTCGGAATATGGTACTTACACAGGTACAGAATTCGATAAGAAAACTTCATTCAGATTGAAATCAAATAATCTGGACGTATTTGAGAGGAGTTTTGTAGGAAACAGTACTTCTGTAGTTAATACTACTACCAACCAAGTTACTTTAAAAGATCACTATTTTGTAACTGGTGAGAAGGTTACTTATAGTTACGAGAACTCTATTCTATCAACTGCAAATGCTATTGGGATTGGAACTACAAATATTGCCGGTGTATCTACCGACAAACTTCCATCTACTCTTTATATCGTCAAGTATAATGAAAAATCTGTAGGTTTTGCAAAAAGTGCAGCTGATGCATTGAACGTAGTTCCTACCGTACTTGATATTACTTCAATTGGTATCGGCACATTCCACAAAATTACAGCAACCAACCAAAATGCTAGAGCATTGTTGGCAGTTGATAATATGATTCAGTCACCGGTAACCGAAGTGAATATTGAAACAAGTTTGAGTGAAAATATCGTATTTGATGTAGACTTTGATGTTGCAGGAATTGCATCATTCAGGGCAAATGATTTACTTAAGATTGATGATGAAATTATGCTAGTCCAGAACACTGGAGTTTCTTCTGAGAATAGTCTCAGAGTTTTGAGAGCACAATTGGGAACAGAAGTTGCATCACATAATATAGGAACCTCAGTTAATCTACTTGGTGGCAACTATAATATTGTTGATAATACGGTCCACTTTGCTTCTGCCCCGTTTGGAGCAACTCCAATTGGAACAACTACAGCAGGTCCTGATAATGTAGATTGGGTTGGTGTTACCACATACTCAAGTTTCCAAGGTAGAACGTTTATGAGAAGTGGTATTCTCAATGATGATAGAGATACTTATAGTACAAACTACACCTTTGACAATATTCAAAGTGGATTTAATGGTCAGAGAAGGATCTTTACTTTGACTCAGAACGGTGAGAACTTAGTTGGATTTGCAACCAATCAGGCAATCATATTAAATTCAAACATTCTTCAAGAACCACTGGGTGGTCAGATAACATCTGGAGACTATAGTTTCCTTGAAGTTGCTGGTGTTACAAGTATCACATATCTTGGTGATAGTGTTTCATCTGAAGAAGATCCCAATAAAGCATCAATTCCTAGAGGAGGAACACTTATTTCTGTTGGTTCTACTCCAGGATTTGGTTTCCAACCATTAGTTGGTGCTGGTGCTTCAGTATTCGTCAACTCTGGTGGTACAATCAACTCGATTAGTATTGGTAATAGTGGTTCTGGTTATAGAACTGGTATTCAAACTAATGTAGGTGTTGGTATTATTACATCTTCTACTGGAGATGTAAAGGTTATTGGTATTGGTACTGCAAATATTGTTGATGGTTATGTAGATAGTATTGATCTTTATAATCTTGGCTCTAACCTCGACTCCAATAATCCACCTGTTGTTGTAATAGACAAACCTCTTGGTTATTCAAATATTCCTTTGGTCTACAGTTCTGATTCTGCACCTGGTGTTGGAACTGGTGCAAGAGTTGATATTGTTGTTGGACAAGGTTCTAGTGTTATCAATTTTGATATTGTAAGTGGTGGTTTTGGATATAATATTGGTGATAAACTCAATATTGCCATTGGTGGTACAACAGGTGTTAAGACTGACTCAAGTCTTCCATTCATTCCGTTTGAATTGAATGTCATTGATGTATATCGTGATACCTTCAACGGTTTTACTGTTGGTGAACTTGAAGCATTTGATAGTGTTAACGAACTGTTTGATGGTTTATCTACTAAATTCCCTCTTACGATTTCCCAACAACAGTTTGCGATAGAATCTAAGAAAGGTTCTAACATTAGCCTATCTCAAGCATTGATTATAACGATCAATGATGTCCTACAAGTTCCCGAAATTGCGTATACCTTCACTGGTGGTGGTTATGTAGAATTTGCAGAACCTCCGAAAAAAGGCGATACTTGCAAAATTATCTTTTATAAGGGTACTCCAGATGTTGATGTTGTCTTTGTCGATATTCTTGAGACCGTTAAAATTGGTGATACATTACAACTGAAGAACGATATTTCAAAAGGTCAAACTTTCGGTTTATATCAAGACCCAAGAGTAGTAACTGGTATTACTACACTCGATACTGCAACAACTCTTGCTTATAATGGTCCTGGTGTTACTACGAATACTGCTCTCGTAAGACCTGTTACTTGGTGTAAACAGACTGATGATATTACCATTAATGGTGATTTTGTAACTAAGGATAGAATTGACCAAGAACCTTATATTTACCCTGCAGCATATCTAACATCTTATGTTGGGTTTACCAGTGTATATGGTTATGTTGATAGTATTAGACCATTGTTTAATTCTAGTCGTGAAACAAATCTTCTGGATTATCAGGATAAGGTTGTAATTATTGATCAGGGAGCCATTGATGTTGCAACTGCTACTGCATCTACGGGTTCTGGTGGAATAATCACATCATTTACCGTAAGTAATGTTGGTGCCGGTTATTCTTATCTAACAACTCCTTCAGTATCAGTATCTTTGCCAGATGATATTAATGGAACCCGAGCAACAGGTATTGCATCAGTAACTGGTGATGGAGTGGTATCTATTTCTGTCTCTAATGCAGGAACAGGATACACTCAGGCACCTAGTGTTCTTATTCAACAACCTTCCGTTAGAAGAGAACAGATTGGTGTTACATCATACTTTGGTGACTATGGTAATATCGTTGGTTATGCACATTCTGGTATCAATACTGCGTTTATTGAACTTTATATCCCAGAAGATTCTTACATGAGAGATGACACTATTTCTGGTGTTGCTGTTACAGTCAGTAAATTGATTCCAGGTGACTTCTTCGTAGTTAATGATTCAAATGTAGGTATATTTACTGGCAATAACTTTGACGGAATTTATTATGTTAAGAACGCAGAAAATGTTACCAAGAATCTTTCAAGTATTGGTCTTGGTGTCACTGTTGTTAGAAGAATTGAATTTACAAGTCAAGGATATTCTTCTGGTTCTGGTACATTCGATAACTCACGTATTTTCGGTGAGTATACATGGGGTAAAGTACAGTTCATAAACAGAGTTCCTGCAACTGCGTTACAGTTCTTCCCTGAAGGTTATACTGGATTGTCGTCATCCCCTCTCGTACAGAGATTGGAACCTTTGAAATTCAATAATTATAATGTTTAGATAAATACAAACATAGAAAAGGATTCTGTATAAAAGATGGCATACCAAGGTATTAATACGGGTTCATCTCCCAATAGTGGAACAGGTGACTCACTTATTGAAGGTGCCGAAAAGATTAATAGTAACTTTGTTGAACTTTACAACGTAGTAGGTAATGGAACTACTACCTTTGTTGGGGTTGTAACTCAAATTACTGCAGGTACTAATGTAAGTATTAGTACCTCATATGGTTCTGTTCAAATATCTGCACCTACACCATCACAGATAACCACCACAAACTTGAATGTAAGTGGTGTCTCTACTCTCGGTGTTGTGACCAGTGCAACATATTATGGTGATGCATCCAATATCACTTCAGGTAAATGGAATCTTGGGGCAGATGGTAGTACCCACTATCAATTCACTGGTCCTGGTGGTTTAAATGCTACGGCTGATCCGGTAATATACCTTGCAAGAGGTCAATCATATGAGTTTGTAAATAACATGGGTGCACATCCATTTGAGATTCGTTCATCGAATGGTGGTTCTGCATTCTCGACAGGTGTTACCAATAATGCGGTTTCAAATGGAACACTTAGATTTGATGTCCCATTTGATGCACCAAACTCATTGTACTATCAATGCACTTCTCATGCGGGTATGGGTGGAACTGTTGTGATATATCCCGACCTGTTTACAGTCTAAATAAAAAAAAAGTCCGGTAAAAATGGCTGCGATAATTACAGATCAATTACGTATTCTGAATGCGAAGAATTTTGTGGATGATGTCCAGAATTCTTCTAATTCTTATTACGCATGGATTGGTTTACCAGACCCTGCGGACTTCCAAAGTGACTGGGATTCAAACCCCCCAGCACCTAAGGATAGTTTAGACCAATCTAATGATTATTGGGATACGATGTTGGCTCTTAAGAGAATCAACTCTACTGATGTAAGCCAGGTTGTTAGAAAAATCATATGGCAATCTGGAACCACATATGACATGTGGAGAAATGATATTACAAGGGACAACCCGTCTCTTCCTTCTAATTCATACGACATTTATGACTCAAATTTCTATGTAATGAATAGTGAGTATAAAGTTTATATTTGTCTGTTCAATAATGCAAATCCAGAGAATAGTTACAGAGGTGGTCCATCACTGGATGAGCCAAACTTCACTGACCTAGAGCCTAGAGAGGCTGGTAGTAGTGGTGATGGTTATATCTGGAAGTATCTTTATACCATCAAACCAAATCAAATTATCAAATTTGATTCTACAAGTTATATAGCAGTACCAACTGATTGGAATACTAATGCATCTTATGCTCCGGTAAAGGAGAATGCTACAAACAGTGGTCAAATCAAGATTGTAACGATTAGAAATCGTGGTGTTGGTATTGGAACTGCAAATGTTACTTACACCAGAGTACCTATTCTAGGTAATGGTAGAGGAGCAGAAGCCACGGTTGTTATTAACAATGACGCAAAGGTAGAATCTGTCACCGTTTCTAGGGGTGGTCATGGTTATACTTTTGGTACATTAGACCTGAAGAGTGGTGGTGTACCAAATGGAACAATTGCACCGATTTTTGATGTAATCATTCCTCCTCCCGGAGGTCATGGTGCTGATATTTACTCTGAA